TCCGTAATTTTCTTGATTTTTTGTAGTTGATGTTAAATCAACCAACAACTCATTTGATTCAAGTTTTATTTCTTGAACAAATTGATAATCTGATATTTCCGATTGTGATTTTCTAAATATTTTTACTCTGGCAACATCTCCTACAAACGTAGTTAAATCCGTTAAATTAATTTTTGCAAAAGAGCCTGTTAATGCAGTTTTTACGTTATCAACGCCTTCTACATAATCAAATACAGCATTATATGGTACATTTTCTAACGCAGTTACTAATCCATTTTCAGTATAAGGAGTTTGAACAACAACCTGTCTACTATTGATAATCGAAGTAACTAGTGGTGTATATGTTAAAGATGGGAATGTTAAATACGTTCCAACAACCGAACCTGTCCAAAATGTATTACCAGTAGTTGTTAATAGATATGATGCCGGCGCGGTGTAGCTTAATAATGTTTGTCCTAAATTTGGTGCTAATGCAGTTCCATTTAGAAATCCACTTTGTGATTTTGTAGATACTACATTTGAAAATATAGGCTTTACAATTTCAGTAATAGATACTTCAGGTCTACGATAAAATCTTACCTTATCTTCATTAGATATTAATTTATTTATATTAAATGGTCTTTCCCATTTTACATTATATACACCTTTCCAAGTATCAGGAATATCCTGCGTAATACCATTTTCATCTACATATGTTTTTAATTCACCTAATATTGTTATTTTGGCACTTCCAATAGGAGTATCATCATACACATATACAGCAATAACTTTGGATATCCCTTCATAGTATTCAGGAACACCATTACCTGGTTCATAATAAACTGGATTACCATTTACATCTAAAATTTCAATTTTAATTTCAGTTGTTTCTTTTAGATGCTCAGAACCTTCAATTAAAAACCCATTCTTACCTCCCGTAAACGTATCTTTGAATTCAGTTATTTTAAAATAAGTTGAATTTGGACTCAAATCTATCACATAGGTTTGGTAATTTGTTAGGTTTTGTGTTAATACTTCAGCGTATTTTTTAATTCTTGCCATGTAAAATTATAGATTATATTCAATAAATATTTGTTTTCTTATTTATGGTTATAATTATATATAGAATTCTAAAGAAAACTAAAGAAGTTATAAAATGAAAGTTGCATTACTATTATCAGGACAATATAGAGATGGGGATAAAACCCTTCTAAATCTAAAAAAGAATCTTTTAGACAAATACAATGTTGATATTTTTATATCAAACAATTACGATGACATGCCAGAGGTTGGAGGTGAGTTTTTGAAAAAACTATACAATCCAAAAGGAATAGTATCTTCAAAATATTCGGAAGATTTTCCCAAAATATTAAAAAATTGCCATTATTATTCAAAACATCCAGAAACGAACCCAGAAACCGTATTTAGAATGTGGTATTCTATAAAACAGGCTAATTTATTAAAATCGATGTATGAAAGTGAGAATGGATTTAAATACGATATTGTAATAAAATCTAGATTTGATTTAGATTTAATAGATGAAAATATATTTTTAAAAACTGATAAGAATACAATTTTTATCCCAATAGGTTGGGACCATAGAGATGGTTGTAATGATTTATTTGCATATGGTGATTCCGATAGTATGAGTTACTATTGTAATCTATATTATAAGTTACTACCTTATTTGGAAGAAGATGGACAGATATTACATCCAGAAGGATTATTAAAACACCATTTAAACATATCGGATATATCAGTTATGAGAACTTCAATAAAAATGTTGCTCAGAGATATGAAAGTATATGAATTAGATTATAGAATAAAATAATATGAAAAAATACGCTATGATACAAATTGATGCAGTAGTTCATCAATTATTAAAAGATTTTTGTAAAGAAAAAGGTTACAAAATAAATGGATTAGTAGAAGCCCTTATAAAAGAAAAGGTAGAAACCTCAAAGAAGCTTCTACCTAAAAATATATTACCAGTTAATTCTAAAAGTTAATTTTACTAAATCCATTTTCTTTTTTAATTTCAATAAGCCCATCTACAATATCTCTCATTTGTTCTAAGTGAGAAATTACCCAAATGAAATCGAATTGGGTTTTAAGATACTGCATCATCATAAATAATGAGGATAGGTTATCTGCATCTAACGTACCAAACCCTTCATCTATTACTAAGAAGTTTGGTCGAGGTAACCCGCATATGTTTATAAGTGCAACTCTGATTGCCAGTCCACTAATAAATTTTTCCATACCACTACACATTTCCAATGCCCACTCCTGGTCTTCATAAACAATCTTTGCATTAATGTTTTTACCATCGGTATCCATTGATAGTGAAAAATCAACAACCTGTCCTAATATATTATTTACTTCAGATTCAATTACAGGCATTGCTTTAGAAATTAGTTCGTAAGGAACTCCATCTTTCTTTACAGCATCTAAGTAATAAGTGTAAAGTGTATTTCGATTTTCTAAATCTTTTACCTCATCCATTTTAGCTTTAGTAGAATTGATAAATGAATTTATAGAACCAATCTCACCGGTTTTTTGCAAAACTTTTTTATTTATATCCGAAATCTCTTTATCAATATTTTTCTTTTGGGTTTCTAATATTTTAATTTCTTCGTTTATTTCTTTGTTTCGTTTTATAGTTTCGGATATTTCGTTATATCGATTAATATCCGCTTTTATACCAGATAACTGTGTTATTAACAATTCGTAATGTGTTTCCAATCCATTTAATTCTGCTTCCGCCTTTTCTCTAACTACAATCCCTTTATGGTATTTGTTACGAAGTTCTACTAAACTACTCCAAACATCATCAACATCTGCAAATGGCTCGGTTGCTTTAATTAAAGCGTGATGAGCAATGTTAAGAATTTCTAATTGAGATTCTTGTGTTTTAACAATCTCTTTAGTATCAATAGCATCCTTGACAAACACATTATTTATACAAAACTTACAATTTGGGTCATATTCGTGTTGTTCCAAATGTTTAAGTTTTTCCAAATTAGATTCGTATTGTGATTCTAACTTATCTATTTGTTGTTGAACATCCGATATTTTACCTTTTGCCAAATCCCATTCTTTTTTGGCATCATCTATTGATAATCCATTTACTTCTGAGTGTTGATTTATGGATTGTGATACTTCATTTAATAGTGTCTGGTATTCGTTTATCTTCGTTTCTTTATCTTCTCTATCCTTTCTGTTAGTTACCAATTTGCTCTCAATGCTGCCCTTCGCTGCCTCTAATGCCGATAGTTCTAAACGGCTATCTATTGGGGTTAGAGATTCCTTTAGGTCAGATATCTGATTTTGGATTCCGTCCTTATTTTTGTTTAAATTTTTAATAGATATTTCTAATTCGTTTAGAATTTTTTTAGATTCTTTAAGGTCGGTCTCTTTTGTCGCTAATTCGGAAGTAAAATCAGTACGTTTGAAATTTCTGATGAGTACAGCCACTTCCTTAATCTCCTCACTACCCGCTTCATATAACTTATCGAATATATCTAATCCCATAAATTGAGCAAGTAGGTCCTTTCTCTCCGATTGTGATTTATCAATGAATAGTGCGTTGTTTCCTTGTAGTGAAAGTGCAGTCATTACGAAATCTTCATATCTACCAACGTATTGTTCGATGACGGAGTTAGTATCCCTTCTCTCTGTCCCATTAAGGGATTCTTTTTCTGTCCCATTACTTCTCCAGAATTGAACATCTACTTTAACGTTCTTTCCTTTGTTCACCATTCTCGCTTCTCTCCTTATATGGTAATCTATACCTTCAACCTGAAAATGTAATTCACAATGGAAGTCCGCTTTCCGATTATTCATTATGTTTGCCGCTTTAAATGCTCTACTACATCTATCAAATAGACAAAATGATATTGCGTCAAATAGAGATGATTTTCCGCTAGCGTTTGGTGCAAACAATCCCATCAATCCACCTACTTTTTCAAAATTAATAACATTATCCTCACCATACGAAAACATATTAGAGAATTCAAAACGTATCGGTTTCCATTGTATATTTCTTGCGATATCATCTAATGTTATTCTACTATTAATATCTTTATTTATAGATTGTATTCCGGCTATATCTTCTTCAGTTGCAAATGGCATCATTCTTTGAATATAATCCGTAATTAAAGAGTTTTGATAATTGATATCAGTTATATCTTCTAATTCCAATTGATTATCTCTATCACCAGTTTTTTTCTTTGCTAAACTATCAGTTCTTATCGTAGTGAAATCATCTACACCATACTTCACTTTAATTTCGGTGATTGCTCTTTTAGTATCAACGGCGTCCGTATCAGATATACGAACTCTAAGACGTGGAAACTTTGGTAAATCGGTTACATCAGGTACCACACCATTAACAATATCCATAGTGTAATATCCATAATCATTTTTAATGTCAACTTCTTCATATGTTAATGTGTCCAAATCCCAAACTAAAAAACCATGCTTATCTAAGGTTTCTCCAAAATTTTGTTGCACTAACGAACCCGCGTAAACGCACTTACAACCTTTAGGGGAGATTAGTTCTTGTCTTTTGTGGATATCACCTAATAGGGCTAAATCGTAACCATCAAACATATCAGTTGTAAAATGTCTAGATGATACTACATATCCTATATCAGTTTGCGAATGGTCCACAGGTCCGTGAAATAGTGCAATCTTTTTTCTGGCCGGCATCATTGTCCAATCATCTGCTTTAGGCCAATTGTCTTTGTTATCAAAAATAGAATATACTGCAAACGCAACTTTATCTTCCCAAAATACTTGCGTATCTTTTAAATAATGAAAATTTGGAAGATTGAGTGCATCTACGATGGGTGAAAGTACGTCTAAACGGTCAGAGTTATTCATATTACAATCGTGATTACCTGCAATAAGAATAGTTTTACAATGATTAGAACATTCGGTAAATAGCCAACTAATCTCTCTCACTAATTCCGGAGATAATTCTAATTTAGCGTGTGCAATATCACCTGCTAAATAAATGATTGAATCTTCCGTACCTCTTTTACGAATTTCTTCAAACATCTTATCAAATACACCTCTAAATTCTTTGTGCCTCTTTACATTACGAATATGAATATCCGCAATATGATATATCCTTTTTAAACTCATATATTATTTAGTTTTGAAAGTACCAAATCATCCCAATTAGTTTGTTTGGCATCTTTTAACATTTCATTTACTTTTTGGAATCCCATTTCACCAGCATCTTTATCGGTTGGTATAATGTTTCTCACCCTAATTCCATTCTTCTGAAACCATTCGGTGTGTTTGGTGGAGTCATCTACGGCATCGGCATCTAACATAATCGTTACATCTTTAACACCTTTTTCCATAATTTTATTTTTGAGTTTGCTAAGTAAGAATTTACCCAACAATGGAATTACATTCCTCTTTACTGAAAATGAATCAAACACACCTTCTACCAAAGTAATAGGTTCGTTCCAATTGATTTGATTCTCAAATACAATTACATCTCTACTTACGGGTGGATTCTTATACTTCATTCTCTCATCTTCATAAAATGAACGAGCTACAAAGTAATTAAGGTCACCATTATCATCGTAAGAAGGTATAATAACCCTACCACCATATAACCCATCTTCACAATATCCAATGTTATACTTTACGATATCAGCTTTTGTGATAGCTCTTTTATTTAAATAATGTAAAGCTTGATTATAAGCTGGATTTATCCCTTTTGGTTTGAAGTATAATTGTTTGAATTCTTTTGGTAGTTGTAACTTAGCTACATATTCTTCTTTGGAATCATATTCGGGTTCATCTCCATATACATCTTTAACAACCGATATATCTCTAAGGTCTACATTCAGCTTACGAAGAAGTGATGATATACTTCTACCCTTAGAATCACATACCCAACAATGCCATCTTTGGGTATCTAAGTTTACTTGCAATTTCTTTTTGTGGTGGTTACAAAATGGACAATGGTGTGCCTGTTCGTTTCCCTTTAAGGATGAACCTACTCCTAACGCAGAGTCTAATATATTGATTATTTTTAATTTATTCTTACCCGATAACATAATTTAGGTTATATCCACAAAAACTTATACAAATATACAACATTTTTGTGTAATATCCAAATCTAATTAACCGCCATAAGAATTTTTAATATCAATAAGAAAATCGGCTAAAAATTGTAATTTATTAGCAATTTCTTCTCTTGGTTTGTTTGAAGTGACCATATTTTTCAGGTCTATTAGAGATGCGGCCGCAATAGTGTGCGCATCATCTTTTGAATTTAAATAAGAATCGGAGATTCCGTATTTTTTTTGAATTTCAGTAATTGTCATAACGTATGTTTATTAATATATATCCTTACGAAAGAATTTTCCCATAAGGTTTTCGTTTATTGCTTGTTCATTGGCAAGTACATCGTAATGAAACTGCCATTTGATTTCGTAATATGATAAGGATTTTTTGGAAAAGCAAAACTGGATAATTTCTCTTTCAAAATCACCAGCTCTACCTTCTTTTACTTCGGACTTAATCCATTCGTTTGATGAATAGTATTTCTCCCAATCGGAAGTACTTCTAACAACTCTCTTTCTAGTCTTTCCCTTTAAAGGTTTCAATCTTCGAACCTGATTTAGGGATTTCTTCCCTATATAAAATCTACCAGTTGGTATGTGTATCATTTTATAGACAAACCCAACTGCACCTTCC